CTTAGGATCCTTCTTTCCAGCTCTTGCAATATATTTTATAGCATTTCCAAGCTCAAAGTTTAGATCCCATGCATTAATAACATCAATAACTTCGTGTCCACTATTCTTTAAATAGTGATTAGGATGATCCACGTTTTCTTTCTTTTCATTTTTTGATTTACCACATTCACACATAATTCCAGCAGTACAGTCAGTACATCGATTAACGCGATTCATTGTCTAATTCTTCTCCTAAAATATCTTCTAACGTTTGAATTCCGAAGCAGTCAAGTTCTTCAGAAGTTATATCAATATCTATCTTTTCTTTTTTGTTTATTTTGTTAATTAGAAAATTACCACATTCTAAATTAAGTTTATGAGGAACGCCTTCTAGATTTTTAATATCACCATTTAAAATATAATGATTATCTACATAAATCTTTATATGATTTTCTAGCTTTGAACCCCAAATTCTAAGATGAAAATTTGAATATCCTTTTGATGAAGATCCAAATCTCATCCAAGCAATTCCTGAGTTTTCAAATAGATCAAGCATATTAGTTGATAATCCAAACACTTCAGAATTAGTATCAGCGCTGTTTATTTCTGTTTTTAGAGTTTCCTTAATTTTTAACCATACGGAATTATTATTATCAACATTAATTTTAGCCCAAGCTCTTCCTCTTCCGGAAAACATAGCTTTAATACTTGTATTGTTACTGTGACTAATATTAAGCGCACCATTGATTGCTTCATTAAATATTTCACGAAGCATTGTAATTTTAATCTTATGATTTTCTTCTTCTAATTTAGAAACTGCATTTGAAACAGCAGGAAAAATTATTTTTCTAATTGATTGGATGTCCATATAAAAATTCCTTTTATTGTTTTTATTATTATAAATTAACAATATTAAAGTTACACTTTATTATCTTCTTTCCTTCATCATTTCATTAAACTCTTTTCGAGACTGAAGGAATTTACTTACCATACGTGCTGTAGGTTTTTTGATTAGTTGCGAAACTCTTCCCATTCTTAATCCACCGTTAACTAAACAATGAAAGTTAAAACACTCATCGTTTATACTTTTTTCATACCAAGATTCTACAACTTCACCATGACCATAGTTTTGGTCTGGGCCTTTAAGTTCAACCCAAACCATGTCGCCAGGATTTAAATGTAAATCTTTCATTAATATATTGCGCCTAAATTGGTTTCATCTTTCTTACAAAAGTATTGATGAAACTGTGTTTCGCTTACTGCAAATTGCATGCCATCACTAATACGTGTTAGAAATATTTTTACTATACGTTCAGTCTTTTCAACTTTTTGAACTTTAGAGTTGTTCATAATAAATGCTTCATCTTTTAAGATAGGATATTTTTCTCCTTGTATCCTCATACCTGTTTTTGCAGGCATAAAAAAGTTACCATGCCAGTCAGTTTTAACAACAGAACCTTGTCCTCTTTTGCCCATAAAATAAACATAGTCACCATTTCTTACTTCAACCCATTTGGTATACATAGATTTCTCCTATTTGTATTGCAGATAACTGAAAAGCAAAACAGCTTCTGAAAGTATAAACACAAAATAAACGTCATATCTTTTTCTATTATTATGATATGAATGTAAATAACTAAAAATAATTACAAAAGCTGTAATGATTATAAAATCAAACATTAATGATAAAAAGTCCACCAAAGATAATATTGTTTATTAAAAATAATAAAAATGCTTGTTCGCTATTGTTTACATAAAAAGAAGCAGTAAACAAAAATAAAACTAACATTAAAGACACTAAACATTCTCTTCATAAAGGTTGTTTAGTTTTAAAAACTCGTACCATAATTCAAGTTCTCTATTTGTAGGTTTTGTTAATACTGCTTCTTTAATAATCCTTACTTCCTTTTCAATGTCAACTTCAAGATTATCTATCTCTTTAACTACATTTTTAATACGATGTTTTTTAATAACATCAGTATTTTTAGTTTTTCGATGACTTGGATTTATTTCCAGCTGAAGCTTTACTGGCGTATTTCCTAATAAAGAAAATTCTTTTGCAATGTCGTCATTAATTAATATAGTACTTTCTGGATGATCAATCTTAGAACCTTTGTATCTAACTTCAAACCTAACAAAAGGATCATCAGCAGTACCTTCAACCTTTGAAAATCTAATCCAATAAAAACCTTCACGCTCTGTATGTTCTATGTAATCTTTAGAATCAAAGTTTTTTAATAAATCTTTGATATAGTCAGCAGCTGCATGATCTTTAAAAACCTTGACCCAAGAATTACCTCGACCTTTATATCTTTCTTGAATAGATTTTTTAAAAGAATTTTTTGACATATTTAATCTCCTTATAATATATTATAAAAATTAATTTAACAATTTACACGCATTAATCGTCTTTAGATCTAAACCATTCTGTAAATCTATATGTTATTTTTTCAAAAAGAATTTCTAGATTCAGTACAATTTTTAAAATTAAAGAATGACTTCCGGCGACAACTAACATTCTAGTTGCTATATTTTTTTGTATTGACGTCATTTTACCTGTTGACATCATAATAACTTCACCTTCGTGAGTAACATAAAACAATATCGAACTAAAATTTTTTATATTATTTGTAAGTTCATCTGAAAGTTTCTCTAAGTTTGGGTCAACTTCTTCTATATCTTTATCTTCCATTTTAAACCTCAATATCTATGTCTACAAAAACAAGTCGATTCCAATCAGGACCAATCACTAAATTAGTTATTTTGCCTTTGTTGTTATTAACATACTCAACAAAATTCTTGAATGACATTACTTTGTTTTTATTGTTTGATCCTCTAACTTGAAAAAGTCTAAGCATTCTTTTTTTTTGATATCTGCTCAACATTAATTTTTCTATACTTTTAAAAAAGTCTTTGATCTCTTGATTATTCATAACTTATAAAAACTTCAATATTCTTTTTTTGTTGATATACATAACTTTAAAATCAAATTCAGGAACCATAATTTCAAAATAATCATTGTCATGAACTAATTTTGCGTGTACTACAATATTTTCATATGCATTATCTTGATAAAATAATCTATCAACTACAGCCAGTTTCCAGTCTTTAAAAATCATAAAAAATTCCTTTTACATCTTGCAGATTGCAATCTTCTATTACAAGCTTTAAGTCTTCTTTTACATAAGTCTTCACTATTAATAGATCTATTTAACTTTATCATTAAGATCTGAAATTCTGTTACATCTGCTATACAAGACTTGTTTTCTAGTTCCAGAATATTAATTTTTTCCAAAGCTTTTTCGTGCGTTTTAATTGATACACAAGAAGTTAAAAGACAAAATAAAATAATCTTAATATACATTAATAAAAACCTCTTAGTTATTACATTTTTATGTACATATTTTTGTAATAAATTACATTTTTATGTACGTATTTGTGTATATAATATATTAAATAAAAATTATTTACACTTGACGATTTCTTTTATGTCGCCTAGACTTAAAATAAGATTTTTTACTTTCTCTTTTGCATTTCCACATATCAATAACATCTAGTATTTTATTGTCTTCTCTTTTGACAAGATAAAAATTAAAACCAGTTTTATTTATATAATGGGTTTCGTATACATCAAAAAAGTTAATAATGTTTGAAACATCTTTGTTGTTTCCTGCAATATCAAGTGTTCTATCACTCATGAATTTTTCTAATACATATCTTATGTCTGCATCCTTCGAAGGATTTAAAACATCTGCCATGAGATTTTTTATAAGATCAACAATGTTTTCTGATTCACCTAGGTCATAAAAAGTTAAATTTTTATATGTTAAATCTTCACCAATTCTTGGGTGAGCAACAATTCCTTGTACAATACTATATTTCATTTACGTTCCTATTTCGTATAATTCTGTGATTAAAACTGTTTTAACTGTATTTCTAAATAATATATTAACTACATCTTGTAATGCACTATCAACGCTATGTAAAATATCAGTACTTGAAAGATGTGCGTCTGTAATTGGTAATTCATTTTGCAAAGCTATAACAATTTCAGTCATATATTTATTGTTATCTAAACAATAGAATTCATAAAAATAAATTTCATTCTTTTTTATCATTCTTTGCCCATTCAACTTTGCAGTCAATGCACCAGTTATCGCATACGTTGCATCCATAATATTCTTGAATTGCTCTTTTACATTCGTGCAAGTAAAAACCTGCAGTTTTCTTTTTACAATATACACATTTTTCTTTTTTAAATTCTATGTTTTCTTTTTTATTTGACATTGAAACCTCCGAAAATACTTATTGATTTCTAAAGTTTTTAATATACTTGTCAAATTCTTCTAAACTTTTAAATTTTGCTTGTAAACAAACAGAAGTTGGTGGAAAAACTCTTGTACTCACTCCACCTTTTAAAGATATAAGAACATTTACCCAACTGCTATCAGTATAATATTGATCACTAATAGCAATATCTCTAGTATTAAAATCTTTTACATAATTTAAAAAAATTCCAATGCCACATGTAGCATTCCAAAAATCGTTCCAATATAAAAGATCACCTTTACTAAGGCTTGTTTTTTCTAATTTCATCTGAAGCCCAATCTGTTTG